TTGTACCATTAGGACCCCAACCCGGATTGACCGCTTTGCCTTCCATAGCAACAATATCCTCTTTTCGATATAGCTTATTTGCACGTAGCATCTTGCGACAAAACTCTCGCATATTGTCATGCCTGAAGTCACCTGCATATACGTAACGAGTAATGAAGTAGTTGCCGTCAATCAAAGCATCCTGTCCACTTTTAAGATTTGGTGTTGCCCTGCCCGTGCTGGCTAATTCGTGCGCTGCGATAACTTCAAGCTCTTTGTTTTCAGCATCGTCGGTATCGTAGTCAACCTCGTAAGCATCAATCAAAATCCAATCTTTATTCGGCTCTTCACCGAGCGCAATAAGTTCATCAGCAACGGTTGAAACAGCATCCATCTCAACTTGTATTTGTTCAAGTATTCGTGCCGCCCAATCGCGCCCTGCATCACCGCCCCAAAGTTGCCACGCTATTCTGCCTGCCGTTGGAAATCCTTCTTCGCCATCATTCCATCCGGTCGCTTGTTTGTCAACTTCATGCCTTGCGAAATACGAGTTCATTCTTTTCACCGTGTCAAGTGATAGGTTTCTCAAATTCGAAATATCTCGAGCCCTTGCAACACCGACTTCAGTACCGCCACGACCGTATTCATCGCGCCACTTCAAACCAATTTCAGCTTCGATTGCCATTTCTTTTGTCGGCTCGAAACTTTCTTCAGCTAATTGATGACAACAACCCTTTTTTTTTTCAAGTGATTTAACCACAGGCGCAGGTGCAGGAGCAGGAGCTGGTTCGGTAGCAACCGAGAATGAAAGTGGTGTATTCGGAATAACAGTCAACTGAATATTTGGAATTTCAAACGAAAGTATTTCGGTGAAACCTTTAATGATTAACCGTTGCGCAGGCTCGATAACTTGGTTAGTGAATATCTCTAAACCAACAGCCATTTCATCTTTATTTGAGCCGAATCCTGACTGCGTTCTAATACCGAAAATCAAAGGTGTAGTGATTCGGTGCGCAACCATGACTTTGCTTGTCGATTCCTCACTTAAAAATTGATATTGTTTATCAGCGTCTGAAAGTGGGAACGAAGTGATGTCAGGCTTCGGAGTGTCGCGCTCATTGAAAGTCATCAGAAACTTTCCTGCATTGCGTGCGCCCGTGAGTAACTTTTCCCAATCGCGCTTCATATCCCACTGTTGGTCAGGTGGAATTTGCCCGTTAAAGAACGAAATAATGAACGAAGGGAATAAACCATTCATGATATTATTCACGTGGTACATTCCTATCTGCCTTTCAAGTTCAATGTAATTTACCGCACTCCAATAGTCAGGGTTTGGGTATATCTGTCCGCTTGTATATGCAAACTTCCAAAGCACTTGCGATGGCTCTTGAACTGCCATGCTCGGATTGAACTTTGGAATGAATGTCGGTCTGTTTTTTTTCTTGCGTGTATTCGCCCAATCTTCACTATGATAAATTCCAATAACGTCTTCATCTTCACCCTCAACCGCAATGCGACATTCCTCAAATGGTAAGTGACGCAGCTTTGCGATGCTCTTTCTATCATTCGAATAAATCACCTCAACGAAATAACCGCCATACTTTTTGAAGTCATGCGATGCTGCATAGTACTGCCCATAAACGTCAAGTGCTTCAATCCTATCCTGCCCAACATTCGATGTGATTCCTTTCCCGGCAATCATGTCACCGATGGAAATGCACAACGAACCATGCACCGGACTTGACTCACTCAATTCGCGCAAGTATTGTGGGAACAAATTGTTCACCCCGAATGCCACCCAGCCACCACGATCAACTCTCTCAACTGAACTGACTGGTTGATATTCTTGCAGCTTGACGTTTACTATGTTGTTATCCATTGTAGATTATATCGTCTTGTATAGTTATTGTCGGCACTTCAAAGTAAATGCCTGAATCGTTCAAATATAAGTATCCTCGCTCACATATTCCCACTACACTCGCATCCGTTGGGTCTAAATTACTATTTGAATTTTGACCATATACCTCGTATCGGTAGCGACCCGGTAAGGTGAGAGAGACAGTTGTAACTTCCAATGTCGTTACACGCTGATTCTCGTTCACAATGGTGGGAACTTGCGCGATAGTATTGCCCACATTACTATTTTCTTCATGCGAAATGATTAACAAATAATCAGTGAACGCAGTTGTATAGTATTGCCTTGCCTCATCGAGTGAAAGTCGCAAGGTTTGATTCGCAGTATTTGTGTTAAGATAGACCATATATAAAAAAGGTGGGCAGTGCGCCCACCCTTTTAATGTGATTTAGTTGTGGTTATTGATCTTCGGTTGTAGGACTTACAGTGTAATTAGCCGCAGTCATGGTCGCATCATTCAACGTGTAAGGTTGAACTGGCTCATCACTTGTGAAAGTCAACTGATAACCCTGCAAGTCACCGAATGCAGCTCCGGTCTGGAAAGTTCCTGCGGTCATGTACATTCCGTTAGTTGTTCCGAAAGCAAGTATTTTACCGCTATTCAATTCAACAAACAATCCTACACGTGCTTTGGCAAGTGCTTCGAGTTCTTCACGCTTACTCGCATTGATGTTCTTCAAACTCAATGAAACGCTGTGAGTATAGAACACCGTTCCATTCTCCAAAGAAACAGTCGGATTGAAAGTTGCAGAAGCCGAGTTTTTAAGTGGCTCATAAGTATAAACCGTTCCACTTCCTGCGGTAACTTCAGCCGGAGTACCACCGATAGTGTAGGTTAATTGGTCGAATTTGCCGATGTATATTTTCTTGATACCCCCGATGCTATCGTTGCATCCGAGTGTGAATCCCGTGGATAAGTTACAACTCATATTTGTATTTTATTAAAGGGCGGCTATTACACCGCCCTATTGTTTTTGATTATTAGAAGTTTGCTCCGTAAGCAACGATCTCATTACCGAAACCGTACTGAACACCAGCGAAGAAACGAGCGCGGAAACGCACATTGTCAGAAGCATCAAGGTCAGTCATGTCAAGAACTTTCACTTCGTTCCAGTCAGAAAGAAGGTTAGTTCCGAACCACAAGTTTGACTTTTGAGCCATCAGCATGTGGTTAGCAGGAAGACCTGGGCAAACGTGAATCTGATATCCGAAATAAGACTTCGGCATTTCAGGACCACCGTAAGTGTACCATCCGTTTCCTGCACCAGCGTTAGCAATCATGTAGTCTTCCCATATATCTTGTGACAAGTAGATGATTGGCTTTTCAGTTGCACCCTTTACACCTTGTGGGCAAGCAGCAACCAAAACACCGATTTGAGCAATTACGTTGCTTGAGTTGATAGTGGTAGGAGTTGGCTTGATAACAGTTCCATCAGCAGCCATAAGAGTAACGAATCCATCGTACTCACCAGCGTTGGCTGAATCTCCGTTCCAAATCAAATCTTCGTTCTTTGCACCAGCACCGCCCAAGATTGTAGCTATCAAAGCATCAGTCAATGAAGCAGGCAGGATGTCTTTTTGGATGTCACCAGCATCCCAGTCTTGAAGCAAACTTCCGTTCTCTGCACCGAGATCACCCTTGCAGATTTGACGGTGGATTTGGAGCTTCTTAATCTCCAGGATTCTTTCGTCCAAAGTGATCTCACCAGTTGGAGTGAAGTCGCAAGTAGCATCAGCGAAAGTGATGTCATCTACCAAACGTCTTACGACCTGCTTGTAGTCAACATTCTCTTTTACAGTGATTCCTGCGAGTGTTTCGTTTGACATAAATGCAGCGCGGATATATCCACCTGCAACCTTACCAGAGTAAGTTGTAGTTAATGAAGTAGTTGTAGCCATTTTATTTTATAGTATTATTTTTTGATGTTTTGTATTTGAGCCATTACACGCTCTTGGTATGTCATTTGTCCCCATGGTTTAGCAGGAGCAGAAGCAGACAAGGTCGCTTTCTTTTCTTTTACCGATGGAGCTGCTGGAGCTTTCTTCAGTGCAGCAAGTTCAGTTGCACTGACTGTTGCATCATTCTTCGCTTTTGCAAGTTCTTCGCTCACCGCAGAAAGTTCAGCGTTCTTTGAATCGAGTGCGCTCTGAAGGTCAGAGATTTTTTGTGATAGTGAATTGATTGTAGCAATGATGTCATCGCTGCTCATTTCACTTTCAACTTCCATCTCTTTTACTTCAGCAATTTTGCCATCCTCACCAACGATGAGAATCTTTCCGTCTTCAAGCGGATATTCACCAGCTCCAACCGGAAACACGTTTCCTTCTGCGTCCTTCATGTAGCAATCCGAACCAACACCGAAGTCATCGGCACTTGTGTAAATCATGTTGCCATCAGCAAGACGTGCTTCGGCTTCAAGTTTCACCTCTGATTCGAACTTCACACCGTGCGCATTCGGGTCAATTCCAAACTTTTGGAAGATGCCCAGTAATTGATCTTTCAATTTCATTTGTATAAGTTCTTTTGCGTATAACGGAAGAACTCCGATTTTGCCCAGTTCGGTGGAAAAAAAGTTGAAAATGAAAAAACCCCCACCGTTGTGAGGGTTTCCCAGTAACCAATTAACAACAAACAATTTATAACAAAAAGCGTTGCGAATTTATATGTTAGCGAGGACTCGCTCTATCTCTTTTATCAGTAACGATTCAACACTCACGTGATTCATTTCCACAACTTGTTCAGTGAACATCCCTTCGATGCTGAATCCACGAATAGCACCGGACTTCACTTCTTCCCATACGTTGTCATCGTCAACCTTTGCCCCGATAAACCATGTGCCATCAGGTAAATCGCTCAATCCGAGTGCAATGCTTTTATCGCTATCACCTTCTTTGAGCCATGATTCCACAATAGTGACTCCGCTCACTGGGTATTGATGCTGAAGGTTTGTGGTATGGTGTAAGTTCTTTTTGTAGAAGTTGTGTGCAAGTGTTTCGATTGTTTCTTTTTCGAACTTCATGTAATATTCCTCATTGTTTTGGTCAATGCGAAGAATCAACTTTTCGGGTATGAGTGCAGCACCGTATAGCATCCTGCGCTCTTTGTCCACGCTTGACAACTTTACTTTCTCGCTTGAGAGTGCAACCCAATTTTCTTCGATGGCAGGAACGTCAACAAGTCCCATTGCCGTGATTCCGAGTTTACCGTTCTCGTCAATCACACATTTTACTATTCTTTTTTTATCCATTTTATTTTAATTTATTCGTGCTAAATCTCTGACTTTGTCGCGTGCTTCAACTGCACTACTAACGTCTTGCGCAAGTACATAAGCCTTTGGTGTTTGGTCTGGTCTGTTTTGTAATAGTCCAAGATTCAAAGCATTGAACGCAGGAACGCTCGGTTGACTTCCGCCACCTCCACCGCCTAATGATGGAATGCCGCCACCTCCACCGCCTGAAACACCTCCACCGCCATCAAATTTTTGTGATGCGATTTTCGCCACATTTGCTAATCCTGCGGCAATAGCTAAACCTGCGGCAATGCCACCGCGAACTGGTGACGAAGGATCTGGCAACGGAACAAATTGCGAAGCGTATGCAGCCGTTGCACTTTGATACGTTTGAATAGTTGCTTGCGCTATTGATGCGGCTTTATTTACTTGGAATGCACGCTTTGCAGCTGCCTGTCCTTTTTTACCAAATAATTCAGTAAGTGATTGTATTGTACTTAATCCTGATTGTACCGATGAAATAGCAAATTCTTGCTGTTTTTTCTTGCGGTCTTCATCCTCTTTAGCATACTTCTCTTTGATTGCGCCTTGTTCGGACTCATACAATTCAGTCAATGCAGTGGTATCTTTTCCTGCATTTTCAAGCATGGTTTTTTGCTCAAAGTATTTGTCCTGCAAGTTCTGCATTTCAATCTCTCGCGCACTCTTACCACGTTCATCAAGTCGTTTCTCAATATCTAATTGTATCGCTTCAATTTCAGCGGATTGTTGTTGTTTTGCCGCCTTACTTAACTCAAATGCTTTCTGATTGATCGCAGCTAACCGCGCCTGAAGTTCCTCGTTATTCTTTACAATTTCTTCTTCAAGGTCAGCGTTTACCAATAGCACCGCTTCAGCCATTGACAATTCCGTGTCAATAACGATTTTCTTTTGTGCTTCTTTTGTTTCTTTCGTTACTTGAGTTTGCTTGTTTGCGGTAGCGATTGCAGAAGCTACTATACTATCATTGACGATAGCTTGAATATCTCCAATGTCTTTTGTTGTAGCGGCAAGTGTCTTTTGTGTTTCTTCAACAGCAGCTAATGCGTTTGATGTCGCGTTATTTGCTTGTAATGTTTGAGTTTCGAATTGCTGAATTTCAGCATAACTATTACGAGATGCCGTACTAAGTAATTCGGTTTCTTTTGTTTGAGCTTGTGTAAGTAATAAGCGTTGTTGTTCTAATTGAACTTGTAATTCGAATTGCTTGGCAAACTTTTGTTCGAGTAAAGATTTAGCCGCATTTGCTTTTGCTTCGGCTTCAATGGCTGCTACTAACTGAGTTTTTGCGGCTGTTAATAAATCAGTATTTGTTATATCAACATTTTGATTTTTTAATAAATCAGGATATAATTTATTTATTGCGTTTAGTGCTTTTTGTCTATCTTCATCCGCTTTATTAACGTCAGTAACAGCAGCAAATAACGCTTCCACTTGAGCTAATTGAGTGCCAACTTGTTTTGTTTGATTATTGATTTCAACATTAAGATCAGCAGTTAATTTCTTTTGCCTTTCTAATTCTGGATTTAATGATTTTATTGCTTCATCAATTTCTTTCCAATAAATAGCTATTGCGGCAAGTGCTCCACCAAGTATAAATATTGGATTTGTAATCAATGCTTTACCCAATGAAGCAATACCACTGGCAGCCGCTGAAATACCTTCTTGAAATTCCTTGAATGTAAAATTTTTCACATTGCCAGCAATGGCCTTGAATGATTGCCCGACACCTTCAAGGTCAAGGTTGAATAAGCGGTCTTTTAATAAAGATGCGTTATTGGATAAACTTTCAAAAGCTCCACCAGCATTCGCCCGTACCGCTTCACTTGCATCGTTAATTCTATCCTTTAATTCCCCAGCTTCACGCGACAACTTTTGGAATTGCTCACTGCCTACATCGAGCTTTTGTAGCTCTTGTTGCATTTGACGTAATTGAGCCTTCAGCGATTGTGAACTGCTATCCGCTTTGTTCAGTGCTGTGGTCATGTCATTGACCGCTGCAACCGCGCCCTTATCGTCGATGCTTAAACTTACAACATAATTATTTGTAGCCATTACCAAATCATTTTATAGAGTCCAAACAAAACAAGTAGCCATGATGTACCATGTACTAAATAGATAACGGAAGTCTTTGCGATTTTCCTTCGTCTGCTGATAGAATAACTTTTAGCGCGAGACTTTATCCCTGCCTTCAATAGTGCCATTGTCAGTCCTATGTCGTTTCTCATCGTAGTTGTGTGTATTTAATTTGTACCGCTGCTCTCACTCCGGGTATTGGTGCGCCCACCCACGCAAACTGCAAACCAAATCGGTGTTGCGCTGGGTTCGTTGCGACATCACAAGTCACAGTTAACGCACCGCCCGCACCCAAATTCCCTGCTTCAAATTGCGTTGCCATACCGCCCACATTCGCAACCCCCAAAGCGTTCTTCCAAATATTACATGTTGCTTTCGCGTAGTGGTTCGCATACGCTGCATTTGTAAGTATCACGCTGATTTCGCAAAACCAAAGTGTGTCGTTCTCAAGTTCAATATACTTCGCTGCAATACCCTCAAGCGTTAATGGAATTGCCGCAGGACTTGCGACCAAATTTGCCTGACCGGATAGGATGGTTAATCCTGCTTGCTGCGCTCCACGTTTGTAAGTAGTGTCATCAAGCGGATAACCGCCACCAACCGCAAAACCCGGAACGTATTTCTCAACGGCTTTCCCGAACATCGCTGCGCCACGGTGATCACCCTTAAGTTCTATCACATCACCCACCGCAATGGTGTTATTGTTTTCTCCGGTGTTTTTTATTTGATTGCCTGCATAGATTGAGAATGATGTACTACCAGCATCCAAAGCAACCGTTGTATTGATGTTATTTGTCCCGGAAGAAATCGTGTTGATGCCTGCTATTTCACCGCGACCAGTTGTGTCATTGTTCGGTTTACCGACTGAAGGTCTATCGCTCGGACGTGCATAGCAAAGATTCGTGTCTTGACTCCATGTGTAGTTGAACGCTCGGCAACATGTCTCCGAAGCACTCACCGGATTGCCTGCCAAATTCAAAAAGTTCACCGAGCCATCAGGATTCACCGAATCAGGTTTCAAGTCACATCGTGGCGGTGCAGCTTGTCCCGGATTCATCTTGAGCAATTTCACTCGCGTGCTTTCAAACTGACCCATTTTGTAATCACTCAACTCAAGCACTCGCCAGTAAGCATCTTTGACAAACACATAATCGGCAAAGTTCAGAGATAGGATGTCAGTGTTGTCAAGCGCAAAATTCGCTTCAAGTATTCGCGCATCATCCGAGTAAATCGTATCCAAATAATCGCGCCAGTAAAGCGTGAACAAGTTGTCGAACGGATTCGCAGTGTAATCATGCAACGGTGTTTCCGGTGCCCAGTTCAAATCTTCATGGTTGTAGTCAGGATTGAATCCGCTTGTGTTTGAATAGTGCGTGAGCGTTGGCACGGATTGAGTCACACCGAAGCCACTCACCTCATCATAAATGTAGATGTCTGCATTCTCGCTATAATATAAGAATCGCAGTCCGGGTGCTGCGAACTTTGGTGGTTCGCTACCGCTTTGAGTCCAAAATCTTGGGCATATAACATTCGTGCCATTGACTTGTGTTGCAGGAGTCGATTGAGCAACGAGCTTCACCGATGTTTCGCCAGTCGCAAATGAACTGGGTATTTGAGTGACTGTCGTTGTGTATGGTTCAGGTTTGTAGTCTCCGTATATCCTACCTTGGTCAACAAACAATTTCGAGTAAGTGTCTTGCCCTGCGGAATAAGTAAACGTCAATTTTGTTTTGCGCAGATCATCAGTCCCTTTGATGACAATATCTTTTGAAACGTCAAGTTTCTTTGTCCAGTCAAGTGTCGCACCGCTACCAATAAAGGTCTGCATCGGTTCGAGCTTCAACTTGTTTTCAATATTCAAGTCAGGCACAACGGCAAGATTGTGCATCTTGATGATGTCCGAAACAAAGTCAATTTGCTTTACATCCGGTGCATTGAACTGATAAACAATATCCGCATTAGACAATAACGTGATGGCTTGAAGTTCCAAAAAAGTTTGGTCCGCATCGAAGGTCAAAGTTGATGTGCCTGACCCACCAAAACTTACCGGGTAATGCAAGT